GGCGTGGTCAAGACCTCGAATAACACCCACCAACTCCCGGTACTCGGCGTAGTCTTTAACTGCACCAGTACAAAGCTTGTCCACCGCCTGCTGGCGGAACTCTGTGTTCTGCTTCACCAGCAGCTCAAACTCGTTCATTTCTCACCTCCGGGCGGTTTCTTGGCCGCATCAGCCGCCATCAGCATCTGCTGAATCTGCTGCGCGGTACTCAGCTTGTGACCCCGCTCGGTGTGGTCCATCTTTTGCTGGTGGACCTGCCCGCCATGAGCCATCTCCTGCTGGTGACGCTGCTGCAACATCTGCAACGCCTGCTGCTGCTTGGCCATCTCCTGCTGGTGTTTCTGCATCTCCTGCTGATGCCGCATGGCCATGACCGCGGGGTCTTCCTGCGGCTGCCCACCACCAGCCTCTTGCTGTTTGAGCTGCAACTCCTGCTGCTTGATGGCCAAGTCACCTTGCACTTTCTGCCCGCGGGTATCTGCATCCTGCTTCTTAATCTGCAACTCAGCCTGCTGCATCTGGATGAGCGGGTCTTGCGCCAACTGCTGCGCTTGCGCTTGCTGCGCCTGTGCTTTGTTCTGCTGGAGCAACTGCCCAGCTGCTTGGGCCACAAGCTGCGACAACTGAACCTCCACTTCTTCGGGGAGCTTCTCGTTGGGCTTGGGCATCGGAACACCCATCTGCTCTTCAATCTTCTTGCGATACAGGTAAGCCAGATGCTCTGCAATGTGCGCTTGTATTGCTGCCATCATCTGCTGCGCCATCGGGTTCTGCCCCATCTGTTGCGCGATCATGGGGTCCTGCATGAACGTCGTATGCACTGCAATATGTGCATCATGGTCCTGATAAATAAACGCCTTCGTCGGTTCCCCTTTGAGGAACGACATGTTCTCACTGATGGGGTCACGCGGAGTCTGGTCATCCTCGATGGGCACCAACTTCTCTGCATTCTTTATCCCTAGGACCTCGATCATCTGGCGGTGCAACTGCGGCAAGTCATAAATCTGCGGAGCACCCTGCGACAACTGAATGACCGCCTGATACTGCATGATGCGCTGAGCCATCGTGCTGCTGTTGGGGTCACTGACCGGAATGACCTCAACCATGTCGTAGTCCGCTTGCTTGACAGCACGGTCACCACCAACGGGCTCGTAGTCATAGTCCTCCGGCATGTTGTCGCGGATGATGTTCTTGAGCAGCTTGAACTCCTGCTTCATGGAGTTGTGCACGCGGGCTTGGACAGCCCCCATGATCTTGAGCTGCCGCTCAAGCAACGCCAGCGTAGTCCCCACAGGAGACTGGGCACTCATGTCGCTGACTTTCATGTCCGCGATGGAACCCAAGCGCCGACCTTCCTCGGTAATCTGATTAAGCAGTGCCAACAACACCTGACTCGGCTCCTTGTAAGGGAGCGCCATGATGTTGTCCTTGATGGCCCCGCTCGGAATATCCACGTCCCGGAACTCCCCGGGCGCGATGGGCGTGTCATCACCCTTGACGCGCATGCCGCGTGCTTTCAGCCCGCCGGGCAAGTTACTCAGCGTGCCTGCGTCAACCAGCTGCCTAATAAGAGAAGTGCCAGCGCGGGCGTAGCCTCCGATGATGTGAATAAGGCCCATGCCATATGCGCCGAAGCCCGGGATGTAGTCATACTGCACCAAGTGCTGACGCTTCTGATGAGTCTCATCTTCTTCCTCCCAGTTACGGTAGATGGCCAACACCTTGTTGGTCCCCTTGTCTATCGTGATGATGTAAGGCAGCGCAATCTCGTCCTCAGACTCGTGCCCGGGCAGGTCGTACTCAACCTGCACCTCATACAACTGATAGCGGTCATCATCCGACAATGTGTAACCTTGCTCGTCGGCTTTCTTCTTCTCCACATCCGTGAAGTTCATCACCGGCTCACCCAGCTCCACATCCTTGTAGAAGCCAGCCACTTGCAGTTTCTTCAGGTCATTCTTTGTTTTACGCATGATGTGCGTAACCCGCTCGGCACTGCGTGCACCGCTCGACCCGAAGGGAATAATCACATCTTCAGCAGGCACGAAGATGGCCGTCTGCCGACCCAAGCCCGGGTCCTTGTACACCTTCTTGAAGGCCGCGCCCGCTAACCCGAGGTTGAACAACATCCGCTCATGTTCAGGCCGGTACTCCGGCATCTCCTCAGTCAGCCGGTAGTTCATATCATCCCGAACCCGCTCAGCCGCTTCCTCCTTCAACCGGTCTATCGCCCCCACAATCTCCGTCTTAACCGGGCCCGCCGCCGGGAACGTCTCAGTAATAGTCTCGCTCTGGAACCGGATGGCCGCTTCGGTGAGCACAGTGGAGAACACCCCACACGCTCCGTTCCACGGCTCAGTACGTTCTTCGTACTTCATCCCCAGCACATCCAAGCCCTTGACGTAGGTATCCGTCCAGTCCTTGCGCGACTGAATGTCCGCTTCGACCAACTCCATCAAGTCGCCAGCAATCTCCATCAGCTCGCTGTCGTCCATGTCTTCAGCCAGATTCTTGTTGAACTCGCTGTTCTCTTCCTTCTCTGGCTGCAACGTAATCTCAACCGACCCATCACTCATCGTGACCGAGTCCGGATTCTCGATCTCAATCTCTAGGTCCGGCTCCATCGAGTCGTCCATACTACCCAGCCCCATCGGAGCCGCGTACATACCCTTATCCATAGAACCTGTGGCCATATATATATCCTTAGTAATACACCGCGTTACGGCGTCTGAAAATTTTTTCCTCTTCCGGAGCATCACTAGGCAGTCGCAGAAACTGCCCTTGCCGGAACCGCATCAGCGCCAAAGTCGTAGCGTCAACCAAGTCGTCATGCTGGCCAGACGGAAATTCTGCAATCTCATCTACTAATTCTTCAGCCCACCGGGTTCTAGGTATCCATACCTTACCCGAGGCAATTATGTCTGATACCGAATTAAGGCGGGCGATTTTGTCCTGACCCCTACTCGGTGTGTAGTCCTGCACGGGGATACCCATGGACCGCAACTCATACACCAGTGGTGCACCAGTGGCCTTCTTCTCAATCAGCACGCCATCAGGTTCCCACTCGTTGTACTGCTCCAGCACATCGCGTTTCAACTCAACCCACTCGACCCGCTTCTTGTACACGTTCAGCAAAATAATATTCGGCTGGGTCTCGTCCTCATCCAGATAAAAAATCCCCCAAGTCGTGCCCGCTGAATAGTCCGCACGATTATTCTTCTCGAACGCAGTATCCCAAGTCTGCAACACGTAACTACAGACGGGCGGGGTTTCCTTCTCCCACCACTGCCACCAGTCCCGCTTGATGATCGCGCTCTCATTCCCGACAGGATTCTGTTGATACTGTGCTTGCCACTTACTATTAGGTAGTTCGTTGCGCAGCGCCTCCAACTCCTCCAGCGACCAGAACTCAGGCCATAAGGGTTTACCCGAAGGCATGATGGCGGGAAACTCAATCACTTCCCACTGCTCTCCTCCCCTGCCCGCAGCTGCTTTGAGCACCTGCCCGGTCAAATCCCGCTGCGCCCACCGCGTCATCACAATAATAATTGCCCCGCCCGGCTGGAGACGCTGGCGCGGACCGGAGGTATACCACTCCGTGACCTTATCGAACACATCTGGGTTGGCCGCGGCGAGCGCAGCCTCCTGTTCCGAGTGCGGGTCATCAATAATCAGCAGGTTTGCACCCTTCCCAGTGACCGTACCCCCCACACCAATAGCAAAATAGTCGCCGCCCTTGCTGGTATTCCACCGTCCAGCCGCTTTGGAGTCCTGCTGGAGCTGCAATTCGGAGAAAATCTCCTTGTAGAGGTCCGAATCGACCAGATTTCGCACTTTTCGACCGAACCCGACCGCCAATTCGCCCGTATTCGAGCTCTGAATCACCTTTTTATTAGGGTATTTACCTAGAAACCACGCTGGCAGCAGGTAACTAGCGAATTCTGACTTGGTATGGCGGGGTGGCATGTTGATAATCAACCGTTTGCACTCTCCACTCACGACCCGCTCGAACGCGTTGGCCATAATCTTGTGGTGCCGCCCCGAAATAAACTCTGGCCACACCTTATTCACAAACCCCATAAACGTATTCTGGGCTTTTTCCCGCTCAAGAAGCCTCCATCGCTTCTCCAAATCCTGCAAAATCTGAAACTTGCTCGCCTCGGGTAGCTTATGCAGCTGCGAGAGTAGCGCCTTGAACTCCGGGTCTAGGCTTTCTACTTCACGATTCTGCATCGTCGGCTTCCTTTTCTTTGCCCGCGGACTCTTCCTCATCTACCAAGCCCGCTTCCTCCTCCAAACTAGCCTCGCCCGCTAGCTCCAGCCCTTCCGCTTCGCCCGCTGAGGCATCTACTCCAATAGTCCGGGTAGGGGTTAACCCTAACTCCTCGTCGATGTCCATGCCCAGCGGAGTTACGTCGACCGCGTGCAGGCGCATCATCTTTCTGATCTTGTCCTTGATGGCCTCGTCGATGTCGGCAACATTGTTGTAGGTCACGGTTATCTCGGTCTTGTCCGAGAACAGTCCGACGTCGGAAATCTTGCCCAGCATCTCCGTCGCCTTGATTTCTATGCGGGGGTCGCCGCATCCGGCCAAATCCAACAACTTGTTGGTCACTACTTGGCGTAGTTCCGCTGCGTCTGCAACGAACGGATTGTTGTACTCCCGGAGCATGGTGCCAATCCGCTCGGCCACGGATGGGCGCTGGAGGGCGATCGGGTTCTTCTCAATCTTTGGTTTGGGTGGACGCCCGGGGCCCCGTTTGGGTTTGTCGGGGGCCATCGCTTCTTCGTACTGCTGCTCCGCTAGTTTGGCGAAGTCTGCAAACACGGCGTCTGCTTCAGCTTGGGTGTCGGGGTCTTCTTCAAACACCGCGCCCATTCCTTTGAGGACGGCGGCGGTATTGGACGCAATCTGCATGTTCTCACGCAGAGTGGGCGCTTCTTCGTCTTCCATACTTGTCGGGTACGGAACGGTTTGTTCAGGTGTTATATGCAACATCATGGAGGAAAGGGGTGCACTCCAGAAAAATATATGGGCAGTATACACATATAGAACCCCATAGCAAAGGGGGGCCCAATTTTTTAGAAGGGGGGTGGGGTCTGCCGGGGTACCTTTTTTGATGCCGGGGGGTGTTTTTAAATTTTGCTCTTCGGGTGCGCGAAACACTGTGTACGTCCTGGGACCCTTTCCGGAGCGAGATTTTGGGGGGTGGGGGTACGGTACCGGAGCGGGTTGACGGCGATTTTTTGTTGACGTCACCGGAGCGGGTTGAAAGCGAAATTTTTTTTCCAGAGCATAGGTCAACGCGGGCATGGCTCAGCATGGCTCCGACCATCGTTGTCTGGATGTGGAGAATCAACCTGAATCCTATGGGTTTGATATAGTAACTACATGGACAGCGCGATTGGCTGGCCATTGGGAATAGTCGACACGTTGTCGATTGTTCCTAGAGCGATATTGCTCGGCTCTTACATTGGAGATTAAATCATGGCGAAAGCTACCGTTACTGCTCAGGCCTTGCCAGAGCAAACCCTCGTTGCATCCGCTGTCGCGGTTGTCGTGCCTATGATTGGCGATCGTCCTGCCTTGGAATTGCAGGAAACAATCTTCGCCATTGGCGAGGAAACCTTGGACGCCGAAGGGATGATGGCGAAAGGCAAAGCGGCGTTGGATGTGTTGGACGCAAACCTGCACGATATCGTGAAGGGTTTGGTGTTCACGGAGTTCGGTCTGGTGCGCGACTTCTTCAAGGCGGGCATTGTCGATAAGGGCAAAACCGAGGACGCGGCGCAGAAAGTGTGGGAGCGCAGCATCAAGCGCGTGGTTGATACCTTTGATTTCGTGCGGCCAAAGTCCGAAGCGAAGGACGCGGTGCGCAAAGCCGAAGCGAAAGAGAAAGCTGTCGCTGCCATGGCTGCGTTCTCGGACGGCGAGCTGGCCGATCAGAAAGCCGACCTGTTGGCGAAGGGTGACAAAAAATCTGTCGCGCAAGCGCAGAAAGTCATTTCTGAAATAGAGCGGCGCAATGCCACGGAATTGGACGCGGCAAAAGCTGCGCGCAAAGCTGTGGTCGATAAGCTGTCGGCGCGTATCAAAGAGTTGGCGAAAGCTGGCACCGAGGATGCTGACACGCTGCTGATGAATGCGTTGTTGTCGTTAGGCTAAGCCTCTGCGGAATGGTCGACATGGTGTCGACTGTTCCGCTTCTCTTTCTATCTTATAGGATGTTTACCATGAAGATTTATCATTTTTACGGCGTCAAAGCCGTGGTTTGTTTCGCGGGTTTTGTTGTTAACACGCTGGCGTTCGGCGGTAATGACATGCTGTTGTTCAATGTCGGCGCGCTGTCAGTCGTGGCGGGCGGCGTCTTTCTGTGGGCGGGGGAATAACATGATTGATATTTGGGGCACCTTGGTTTGTTTTACTTACGTGGACTATGTGGTGGCGCATGATGAAGTGCTGCACAAACCCGTGACGCTCGGCAAAGTTCACTGCCGCTACTCGGAGCGCGAGGACACGCTGCTGAGTTTCCGTGACCTCAATGGTCATATCAAACGCGACCAAATCATGGGGCGTTGGGAGATGCGCGAGTCGGTTCATCCGCGCGACTAACCTCGGGGGCTTCGGCCCCCATTTTTTTTTGCCCGCGCTGCCCGCTGAGTTCGCTCGGCTGGCGGCGCGGGCGGCGCTATGCC